AAGGATGTTGTCGGACAAAAGATATACTACTATTCAATTTCTGCTTCTCGAACAAAAATTCATGAAGTTTATGACGAAGCTCCTGAAAAAATCTTTGAAACTCCGATAGAAATTGATTGCCTTGTTGACTACAAAGAACCTGAATTTGTTACTAACATGTACGGTGTTGAGANAACTCAAAATATTGAAGTGTACATACAGTCTCGTGACTTGCTTGATAAAGAAATAGCTNTAAAAACTGGTGACTTCTTTACGTACGGGACAGTTATTTTTGAAATTACATCTGTCACNGTTTCAAAAGAAATCTTTGGTCAAACTGAGCACGAAGATGGAATTAAGNTTATTGGTAANCAATCTCGCAAAGAGGTTTTCTTTACCCGGGTTCTTGGACCTACTGGAGAACAATACACAGATCCAGACGCAGTCCAAGAAACTTTTGTCCAGCAAAGAGGTTTTCCTGTAAATGAAGAAGGTCCAACAGGAGATGTGAGAGATCTACAGAAAAAAGGTGTTTTAACTAGGCCGGTCACTGGTCCCAAGCAGGTTTCTGAAAAAGGTGATCCCGAGGACGTTGGATCCGCTTTTTATGATGAGTAAGTAAATGACAACTAGGCAATCAATAAAAAATCCAAATGTCTCTCCTGCAAATGACGTAGATAGAATAAATTCGGGATACGAAGGAAACAATATTCCTGATGATTTTTACCTACCACCGTGCGGATTAGAAGATATCGACAAAGCAATATTCAACCTTTTCGACAAAGACCTCGCTCTTTCAGTTTCCCAGAATAGCTCTACTAAAAAAATTCCTGTTGTGTTTGCAACGGGTGAAAGATTCGCGCTTATTAAAAGAAGAGTTCCGGTTCGAGATGAAAATGATGCCTTTATATTACCTCTAGTTTCCATAAGAAGAACATCAATAGACCAGTCACCAACAACAGAAAGATTAGCTGATGTAGGCGACCTTGTTCTTAAGCGACGTCTAAGCTCGAGAGATCCTGTTTACCAGAATCTTACCAACCAGTCTGATTTATTGCACCAGAAAAACGTGAGATCTGATAACAATAGTAACAGCTCTACAGACCCGCGAGGATCAAAGCCAGGTACAGTCAATTCTAGAAGGTTAGATTCCAGGACTGCAGCAGGAGGTCCAGTTTTATCTTCCGGCGTGGAGGGAAGACATATTTATGAGATTATCACCATACCTTTCCCCCACTTTTTAACTGTGAGTTATGAGATTACATTCTGGACGTCTTACACCCAGCACATGAATACACTTATAGAGACGTTTGTCAGTTCATACACGGGAAACAGAAATCAATTCAAGATAGAGTCAGATAAAGGGTACTGGTTCGTCGCGTATCCAGATAATTCTGTCACCAATCAGGATAACTTTGACGACTTCACGAATGAGCAAAGAATAGTAAGATATACTTTTAGCATGACAGTACCAGCATACATTGTTGCACCTCAAGGATCTGGGAACATGTCCCCCTTTAGGAAGTTTGTGTCTGCACCTGATGTTTCTTTTGAGATATTCACATCAAATGCTGAGATTCTTCATTATCCTCCAAATAAACCCAATCCTACGGGCGACGTCAGTAAATTCATTTTAAGCGACGTTGAGCAAATTGATCCAGCTGGAAACTTAGTTGAAAGTGATCGAATGAGATANCTTAAAGCAAAATCTAAAATTAAAAACCCNTTCACCGACCAGNCTGAGACAGAGTATCTGAAAATCATTACGAGAAATCAGAGAAAGGGCGAGACAGTACTGTCGTCGCGGATTGTGTCTAAGATTGACGACATTTAAGACATTTAATCTCTCTCATCATACTTATTAGTGTAATTTGTAAGTCCAATAGGAGACTGTGCACATGGCTGAAAAGACATTCCGGTCACCAGGTTTCTTTGACCAGGAGATTGATTTATCACAACGAGTAGACGCTCCAAACACTGCTGTTCCAGCAGGAGTTGTTGGCACTGCCGAAAAGGGACCTGCATTTGTCCCGATCACTGTGTCTTCATTTGATGACTTTAGAACAAAGTTTGGAGACCTAGATTCTAAGAAATTTGGACCTTATGCGGTCAATGAATTTCTAAAGAACAGAGACGCAGTAACTTATGTTCGCGTTCTTGGGGCTGGAGCTAACGCAACAGAGACAGACATCCAGACTACGAGAGAACAAGGTGTCGTAAAGAATGCTGGCTTTAAATTAGATCCACTAGTTGGAAACGGGGGAGCTCACACAAGTCAAGTGAACCAGATAACACAGTTTATCGTCGCTCACCACTTTCTTTCTTCTTCTGAGGCAGTCTCACCTCGCTACTTTACAGACAATGATTCCTACAACGCGTCTTCTAATCGAGTGAATCTTGTGAGAGCTGTGGTTTTCACGGATAAATCCACCCGCATATGCGTTTTAAGTGGATCTACAGGAACAAGCACTGCAACTCTTCTCGGGACACCAGATACTGGTGGTGATAACATGGGCGCCATCGGCGGACCGTTCACCAACAGCACTATGGATGGAAAGTTTCGCCTGGTAATCTCCTCCTCTGTGGCTTCTTACGGCTCGAGCGATGGCTTGGCCGGCATAAGAGTTTACACAGCATCACTTGATCCCAGGGATCCCGACTACATCAGAAATATTCTAAACACAGATCCTGAGCGATTCGAGGCTGAGAGACACCTTTTGTACGCTTGCTTTGATGTTCCAGCTGAACTCGCCTCGGTAAGTCAGGCCGGCCTTAGCGGATCTTTTGATACCAACACAACAGCTAATCTAAATGATATTTTTGCTATAGGTGTAGTGTCGGGATCAAATCTTATTTCTGCGGGAAACCCAGCTAATCAAGCATTTAGTGCTTCTTTCGGAAGATTTGATACGCGCTATAATGCGCCCCGCACTACGGCTTTTATTTCACAGCCTTTTGGAGAGTCAGAATTTGACCTTTTCCATCTAGAGTCCTTAGATGACGGTGCATACGCTTCAGGTAAGTACAAGACATCCATCAGAAATATCAGGGCTTCTGTGGATGATACTAATCCGCATGGTACATTTACGCTCCAGATTAGATCTTATGGCGACTCTGATAAGTCTCCCGAGATTCTCGAAGAATATGTCAAGTGTGATCTTAATCCAGTATCTGAGAGATTTGTCGGAAGACTGATTGGTGATAGAAAAGTTACATTTAACTTTGACGCCACCTCTGATTCTGAAAGAAAAGTAGTAACCTCAGGGAAGTACTCCAATAAATCGAATATCGCAAGAGTTGTGCTTTCAGATGACTTAGTTAATAACAGAGTTCCTCAAGAAGCGCTTCCTTTCGGATTTAGAGGTATTCCCGCACTTAAAACAACAGACTCACTAAATGACTTCGAAACCCCTGGTACTATAGCACGCCTTGGTATTCACGGTGGTCATCTGAGAAGGGTGCAGCTTACTGGATCCATTCTGCCCCCAGTTCCTTTGAGGTTTAAGGTAACAAATGGTGCTGTAAGTGAGTCTTCTGCTTTTGTAGGGAAGGCAGGAACTTTGTCATCTGTAGACGGCAGGTTCTACTGGGGTGTTCAAACGACCCAAGTGCCTGCATCCTCATCACTCCAAGCAGGGGGAATTTCAGAGGCCGCGCTTAAGGCAAATGCTTCCAGCGAGGTAAATCAAGGCCTTAAGGATATGCTCAAATTCTTGGGTATTGAAAAAATGGACGTTCTTGTGACGGGCTCTGAGCATCAAGACATATTCAATAATAATAAGTTTACCCTTGCGCGAGTAGCTTTGCCAAACCAGGCAGGGGCTTCTTCAGCGGGAACTTATAATGATAATGAGCTTACCGGAACTGTTAAGTCCCACATGCTAGATGCTGCATACATTAGAAATGCTATACCTGATAACACCCAGTACACAGTTGATACGACGGGAATGGCAAACAGAATTACGTTCGGCACTCTTGTGGCCCAAACATCTTCAGTATCCTTTAACAGGTTTACTGACTTCATGAAGTTTACTAACGTGTTTTACGGTGGCTTCGACGGTGTAAACATTCTTGATAGAAACGCAGCCCGGCTTAATGATAAGTCTACTTCTCTGGACACAAACGGCGGCGCCGCGTCTGGATTCACTTCGCCTGGTTTGACCGCAAACATGAACGGTGAAGGCAAAGATAACAGTGGCGTAGCTTCTTATAGAACTGCAATTGACGTCATGACTGACCCACTTCAAGTAAGAACTAATATTCTGGCTGTACCTGGAATCAGAGAGACGTTTATTACTGACCACGCTATGACCAAAAATAGAGAATATGGACAGTCGATTTATTTGATGGATCTTCCGCAGTTTGATGATGATTCAAATCGCCTCTATGAAGGAAGTACTGCGAGGGTTTCCGTAACTAAGACAACTAACGAATTCGAAAGAAGGACCGTTAACAACAACTCAGCTGCATCATATTTCCCCAATGTTATTATTGAAGATGATAGCACGGGTGAAAGAGTTGAGGTTCCACCTTCTGTTGCAGCTCTGGCAGCACTGGGATATAATGACAGAGTTTCCTTCCCGTGGTTTGCTCCTGCAGGATTCAACCGAGGCGCTCTGGACTTTGTCAAGGGCGTTGACGTAAGGCTCACAGCAGGTGATCGTGACACACTTTACGATGCGCGCATTAATCCAATCGCAACCTTCCCGCAGCAAGGCTTTGTAATCTTTGGACAAAAGACGTTACAAGTTGCCAAGTCTGCGCTTGACCGAGTCAATGTTAGAAGACTACTGATCGAAGTGAGAAGATCAGTATCTCAGGTTGCAAACAACTTCGTATTTGAACAAAATACACCTGCGCTAAGAGCGAAGTTCGTCTCGCAGGTTTCGCCATTACTAGCAGTCGTTCAAGCCCAGAGCGGTATTGAGCAGTTCAAGGTAGTAATGGATGACTCTAACAATACCCAAGAAGATATTGAGTCCAACAGGTTGAACGGTCGAATTGTAATCGTTCCCACCCGGACTATAGAATTTATCTCGATCGACTTTATCATTACGAATGCAGGTGTAAGTTTTGAGTAGATCATATGTACCAATGAACTCGGAGATAGCTAATGGCTGAGCGTACTTTTAAAAGCCCCGGCGTCAGGGCATTCGAAATTGACAACTCAGGACCCACTCCTACGGGACCTACTGGAGTTCCTGCAGGCGTTATTGGAACTGCCCAAGACGGTCCTGCATTTGTCCCGGTAACAGTTGCAAACTTATCAGAATTTGAATCAAAATTTGGCTTTATAGATGGCACACAGTTTGGACCAATTGCTGCTCAAGAGTGGCTCAAAAATGCTTCATCTCTAACATACACCAGAGTCCTTGGCGCAGGTAACGGAGAAAAGCGCTCTGTTACTGATGGAACAGTAACAAACGCCGGATTTGTCGCAGGCCAGGAGGTGCCCCTTGATACAGGATACTTGGGAGGAAATAATCAAGCAAACTCTCACGGTACATTAGGAAGGGTCCATTTCCTGGGCGCATACATGTCAGAATCTGTAGGATCGACCATATTCACGGATTCAGACATTCAGTCTAGATTCGGTTCGACTTCTGATAACACCGCAGTGCCTATTATTCGCGGTGTCCTCATGGCTGCGTCCGGCGTTACCATGTTCTTGTCTTCGTCAAACCCAGGCGCTACAGCTACAACACCGAAATTAAACAGTGCAGTTTCAACTGTTATCGCCGGCGCCGACAACTCAAGATTTAACATGACCGGATCTGTAGGCCTTGAAGACGGAAATGAAAACTTTAAATTGCTTTTAGTNGGTCACAAAGGTCTTAACTTTAAACAAAACCTTACAGCGTCATTCAATCCAAATGCAACGAACTACTTTGGAAAAGTTTTTAACAAAGATCCCTTGGCGGTTCAACAGCATGGGTATTTCTTATACACTCACTATGATATCTACCCGCAGTACGCAGTAGTGACGGGATCGGGCATCATCAGCATCTACGCGGATGGCAAAGGTTCCGGGCCTGGAGAATGTGCATTTATAACTACGGGTTCACAGGCAAGAAATGCAGGAGCTGCAGATGCTCCAAATTATGAAAACTTTGAGGATCGATACCGAGCCGCCCGAACCCCGTTTATCGTATCACAGAAGTTCGGTGGTTCATCCCAGAACTTGTTCAGAATTCATATGCTTTCTGATGGTGTCGTAAAAGGCAAAGGTTCAGACCCCGCCGGCTCTAACACTAAGTACAAGGTCTCTATTGAAAATGTCGGTAAGTCATCTGATCCTCTTGATAAGTACGGATCTTTCGACTTGACAGTTAGAGATTACTACGACACAGACGACCAACAATTTGTCTACGAGGCTTATAGAGGTCTTAACCTTGATCCTTCATCACCCAACTATGTGGCAAGAAGAATCGGAGATTTGTACACCTTCTTTGACTTCGATAGAGCTTTAGGATCCCAGAAAGTTGTTGTTGAAGGGAAATATCCCAACATCTCTAATAGAATTAGAGTTGAAATGAACAGCTTAGTTGAAGACGGCGGCGTTGACAAAGAATCCGTCCCATTTGGATTTAGAGGACTAGATCACATAATAACGTCAGGTTCAAATGCTCTTGCAACATCTGGTAGTGCTAGTAATGACAGAATGCTTGCTAACGGTCTTAATTTGAGAACCGTCTTTAATAGTGCAAATCAGCCCCCAGTACCATTTAGAGAAAATATTGCGCTAGGACTTTCTCCTAAGAAAGTACCAAATAAAGCACTTTATTGGGGAGTCCAGTTCCAGAAAAAGCAGCTTCTTAACGAGCCTAACAAGAGCACTGCAAGCGATCCTACTATTGCAAGCTTTACTAAGTTCTTCCCTGACCAAGCCGTTAGCAACTTAAACTTTTCAACTGGATCTAATGCAGGCCAATCTGATGAGAACGGATACGTTCTAGACTGCGACAGGTTCAACAACAATGGCTTCTCAATGGAAAATGTTAGAGTGGGAACAGGATCCGATGGTTTTGCTATCTCTACCGACACTGCTCTTATTAATAGTTGGTCGTATGTTCGCGGAGGAAATATCGCAGCGAACGAGAATCAAAAGACCAGAGCACTAAAAGTCTCAGACACAGAGAGACCCGCCATTCGACGCTTAGTTAAGTTTACAATGCCTTTCCAGGCCGGCTATGACGGCGTAAACATTCTGAATGTTGATACAATAGCCCTTAATAATAATGCTGTTATCGGTGAAATGAATGATGTATCTAGAGGATCAACAAGCGGCCCCACGGTTGCAGCATATAGAAAAGCTTTAGATATAATGTCTGAAAAGTCAGATGCTGATATTCAACTGCTCGCGGTGCCGGGAATAAGGCATTCCTCGGTGACCGATGAAGCTATTACAACAGTTGAAGAAAGATTTGATGCTCTTTATGTGATGGATATCGAGGAAAGAGATAACCTCAACTCTGTTGTGACAAGTTCTGTCCAGAATGTTAACATCTCTAATACAGTAACCTCTTTCTCTGATAGGGCACTCGACACATCGTTCGCCGCGGCATTTTTCCCAGATATTAACTCAAATGTAACAGTTAAGACGCTTAATAACACTACGAGAACTGTAGAGGCACAACAAGCCACTGTAAGGGTTCCACCCTCAGTTGGAGTATTGGGAGCTCTTTCCTTCAATGACTCAGTGGCTTTCCCTTGGTTCGCGCCCGCAGGTTTCGCTCGAGGAGCTTTAAATGCAGAGTCAACCGCAGTAAGCCTTAACAATACCAACCTGGACGATCTTAACGGCAAGGATATCAACCCAATCATCGCCTTTCCGGGCAGTTCAGGTCCTGTTATTTTCGGACAAAGAACGCTCCAGGCTGCAGCTTCTGCACTTGATAGAATTAATGTTCGTAGACTTCTGATTGACGTTAGAAGAGCAGTTAAGCAAGTCGCCGAACAACTTATCTTTGAACCTAATAGAGAATCTACGCTGCAAAGATTTAGTGCTCTGGTAAACCCGATACTTCAAAGAGTACAGGAAAATCAAGGTCTTGATCGATTCAAGGTTATCATTGATTCTTCTACAACAACTCAAGTTGATATTGAAAACAATACAGTTCGAGGCAAGATCTTCTTGCAACCGACAAGAACTGCTGAGTTTATATCTCTCGATTTTGTTGTTACTAATGCAGGTGTTGAGGGTCTATAGGGATGACGTTTTTGAGAGTGATGCATACTTATAAGATGTTACGATAGGAGATTGTGATGGCTGAGACCCTTTCTGTTGCTGAAATGCTTCCAAATAAGTTTGAACCGAAACGCCAGTTTCGATGGGTCTTTGCAATCGAAGGCATAGACGCATTTTTAATGAAGACCGCGTCGCGCCCCACGATTAGCACAAATGAAGTGGAAATGCCCTTCATTAATCACACCCGCTATCTTGCAGGTCGCACAACATTTGGAACAATCGGTGTATCGTTATACGATCCTATCGCACCCTCAGGCGCGCAACAAGTGATGGAGTGGGTGAGAACTCACTTTGAATCAGTTTCTGGACGTGCTGGATACGCTGACTTTTACAAGAGAGACTGCCAGATCAAGTTGCTTGATCCCATTGGTACAGTTGTTGAACTCTGGGATGTCAAGGGAGCGTTTATTACAGAAGCGGGCTATGGCGATCTAAGTTATGACTCGAACGATGCTTCAGAAATTTCTCTGACACTTCGCTTTGATAACTGCGTCCTCCAATACTAATAACTTCACTTCATAAGATTTAACTCCCTTTAAATATAAGGTATTGTATTAAGGCTATGTAAGCCTTTGACAGGGAGACTATATGTCGAGAAATCAGATTTTTACCGAAG